CTGGTATCGATTATATTCATCCTCCCCATGTTGCACCGCCTCACGATGCAAGCAATCTATAACTGCAATTACATGGGGATATAAATCGACCTTTGTCTCACTACGAAATGTAAGCATCTTTGAGAACGATCCGGAGTCGAGCGGAGCTAACATAATTTTAACTCCATCAAAGACACAAGGTAAAAATCCTCGCTTAAGAAAATTTCCTTCAAATAGCGAGTATCTCTCTTTCCCAATAGGGCTTTTGTCATATGTAGTGAATTTCACACCGACAGATTTCAGCGAATTCTGTAATGTTACAAAATTGAAGATGTGTATGGAGTCATCGGAAATGCCCATGATGTTATCATCACCATAAGTTAGAAGGGTTACATTTCCATTGAAATCTTCAATTGGTAAGCCCAAATCAATCCATGCACATCTAACTAACAGACTATTGATTAAACAATTATGAATGACAGTCATATTTTGGCCTGAAGGGTTAGGTCCTCGAGCCATCACAATATCCTTATCCATCAAATAACATGCATTCAATAGGTCTGTAAGAAGGGACCGAATAAGATTATCTAATTCTATGGTGTAGTGCTGAGGATACAACTGCCAAAACATCCAATATAACAGTGTTAATGATCGATGTGACACCTTGCCATAACAGGCTGATGTATCATAATCAGAATAATCACCTAACACGATATTTGGGTGTTGATCTAGATAATCTGCAATAGCCATCCAATCTCCAGAGCACGCATCTATACCGACTGCGCACTCTGTGTGGAAATTATTCTCTTGAATGAATTTAATTACAGGTAGGAAGTACTTCCTAAGAATATGGGACCATATTAATGGTGCACCAGCAAATACCCTTGGATACTTAGGACCGAAGACCTCTTTTCCGTCAGCAAGAGGGATCATACGATCACCAACTGGTTCACTTTTAGGATGGCACTTGAACACTGGAAACAAACGTTCTCCACTCCTAGCTATAGTTTCAAGTTTCTCCACATACCCTTGGGCAACTTCATTGAATTTGACGGCCTCTGGCTGATCAGGGGTAGGGCTAGGTATTAAGAAGTCCCGTTTCTTGCCCCCTAATGGGTAGCCAGCGCCCTTAGATTTGGGAATAGCGTCAAGAAAGGGAACTCCAGGTACACCATTAATTGCTTGGAAATCAGTCAAGAAGGGATGAGGTGTATATGATTCTATTGCACCCGCAATGCGCCGCTGTAAACTCAACATAGCGGCGTCCAAGACTGAATCACTATAACCCTTCGGTTGGCTACCTAGTGAATCTATGGCCTTGGCTTTATAACTATACCAAGCATCAACTTCCTCTAAGTATCCACACTTGAAAATAGGGAAATTCTTTAATGATGGTGGTATATAGTCTGTCTCTTTCATATATGGGAACAATAATGTATGCTCCACATCATGTTGAGGCTTAGACCTTGGCCATTTGGCATCAGTGCCAACATAGAGAAGGTCACTAGTTACATATCGCAATGTACTCTTATCATGCAAATCATGCTCTATATGAACCGAAGGGAGATTATAAGGATTAAGATCAATTCCTTCGGATGCCACGACATTGTAAAGAGGTGTGCGAATTGCTTCTATAGCCGCTCTAAGTTCTGACTGTGTAACTACAACAGCCCAGCCCTTATTTGAAGCTCTATTCCCGCAGATATGTAATCCACCTATCATAACACCAGTACTACCCCTATTGGTGAGAATACAAGGTGTACCACATGCACCAGGGTCAGATTGCGCATAGCATATACCAGGTTTACCAACAGCCGCAGTACTACCAGGATAACTAGGAATCCTTTCTGAATTACCTGACAATGATTGCCATAAAATATCTGGTGAATAGAACGGCAATCCACCCCCTGAGGTCTCTAATTTAAGAGTAGGACGATAAACGTCTGAACCCCGGGGAATAACTGAGTCATCAGTGGGGAAATATTGCAAGATTGATTTCTTCGTCATTGCAACATATCCTGTCAAGAACAAAACACACAAGTCCTTACCCGGTATTGAGTAAACATATTGCCCATCTGGGGAGGAAGTGGTATACGCATTAATGTGAGGTCCAGTGGTTGAAAACGGTCTAATTTGTAGAGTTGCATTAGGGACATAAGTATGTTGAGGAATAACAATATAAGAACCCTCTAATATTAAACCAACTCCAGTGGACGATCGCTCACCAGTAAATTGGATACGAACTAAGTGCTTAGTTATCTTATCCTTGAACACATCATTACTGATTGACTTTTGATCATGAGAAAAGAGACTAGATTTGGCATCTGTATGGTTGTAAATATTACTCCTCGGCACATTTATAAAGGGAGATGACCACATAGCTTCTTCTTGCGCTTCTTCATCAGTGAAATACTTATAGGCTTTATATATTGCAACAGTAGACAATAGGACAGCTAAGCCCTTTTTAACTATAGTAATATCTACAGTATTAATAAGTGCTTCTACTTTATCGCCCAAAGCTCGCATAGCTGATTGAGTATCAAGCACAGCGGATCGCAAAATATTAGGCAACGCTAATCTTTTTAATATTACTCGATGCAAGGCCATTGCACCAATAGAGAATCCAAGCAAAGCACTCCCTATGTTAGCAGCATGACCCTCCGCCTCTGTAACATCAAAAACATCATCAAGGTTAGTTGAAAAAGCATCACCGAACATTGCATCCAATGTGGAGGTCATTGAAACATTCTCTAATTTAGGCTCTACTTCAATCACTTCATCTCGCGTGTCATTCGTAACATTGTGTAATTGCGTAGGAATAACCATAGCTTTGGCTGCAGTAGCAGCAGATACATTGTGCAAAAACTGATTAGGTATAAATCTCTCAGCCAATCCACGTGTATACTCTGTAGTATTATGCAATGATTCCTTAATACCAGCAACGTGACGGCTAACGCTAGATACATTGCGCAAATCATTAGATATGACACTAGGTGTCACATTATGCAATTGTGTAGTACCACGTTCAATTACACAGTTACATTGATCTTTCAAATTGCAACATACCTTACAAATAGGAAAACAATTAGTAGTTTTACTCATCTGCAATTGATCTTGTGTCGCATTGTGTTCCACAAATATCTGAATAAGATAGGGCATTATATCAGTGAAAGATCCTCTAGCCACGACGGTATAGTGAGGTTCTCGCATTACAGCGGTACACAATTCCACCGTAAGATCCCAAATGTCATGAATTTTAGTATGGGGAATATATGGTGTATAGCGAATCCTACTAAAATCAAGAGCCCCCTGTTCAGTACGACACTCTTTCCGTGGTGTAACTGTAATAACATACTTCAACCTACGCAAAGTCGCTGCCGGTTCTGACATATATGCTCGAACATTCAAATCTTTAACATTAGATGTTGCGATGACCATAGAAGGGCTTATAAAGGTAGAACCTTTCATGTCAACCTCAGCTTTATTGGCTATCATAGGCACGGAATTGACAACGTGAATAAGAGCATCTAACTCAGGAGGAGTTTCAGCTCCAGCACGTGGCTTGATTTTAGCTACATCGTCGAACACAAGATACTCATGTGCGTTGGATAGCATATCAGCATGCTTATTATTAAGAGGCCAATAATAAATCTTCTCGCGATCAAAAGTAGACGACGAATATGAAACACTATCATATAATTGCAGCAAAAGTTGGGTAAGCAAAGACTTCCCGACTGTTGACTCACCATATAATAATAGTGCTAAAGGTTCAGGCCTGAGCTGACCTAATCGATGCTGTGATACAACCTGCCCTCTATTAGCTGTCAATGTAGCAATATGGCGCGAGACTATAGCAACACTATATCCATGTGTGTCAGCTCGATGCTTACTAATGGCTTTCATTATATCTTTACCATAAGCTATCAATCGATCTGTTTCTGTGAGAAAGTCATTGATAGCAATATCATCTTTCCCACACATGTGGGGTTGTCTGACATTATTAACCTGGCTCTCAATCTTTAGAACATCCTCCATCCACTTGCAGTATTTAGAACCACTATGTGTGAATGCCAATTCATTCCCTTTAATAAAATATTGATACGCTCCTGAGGCAAATTCAGTAATGCCATCAAAGATATACCAAACAGGAGATACATTATCAGGAAATGGC